ATAAAACAACCACGTTTTGCTGTACTAAGTCTTTCTGGAGGGATGGACTCAAGTACTCTACTGCTAAACCTATTAGCACAAAATTATCATGTTACCTGTTTATCGTTTGACTATGGTCAAAAACATAAGATTGAACTTGAACGTGCAACTGAATTAGTAAAATACATTAATTCTGATCCATCACAAGGATGGTTATGTAAAGAATATCCACAAGTTAAACATCAAATTATCAAGTTAGATGGTTTATCTCAATTACTCAATTCAACATTAGTAACTGGAGGACAAGATGTACCTGAAGGACATTATGCTGAAGAAAATATGAAGGCTACAGTAGTACCTAATCGTAATAAAATATTCAGTAGCATTATTCAGGCTGTAGCATTATCTATTGCTGAACAAAATAATGCTGAATGTGATATTGCAATGGGTATACATGCAGGTGACCATGCTATTTATCCTGATTGTAGACAAGAATTCCGTGATGCTGATTACCAAGCATTCAAATTAGGTAATTGGGGTTCTGAGAAAGTAAAGGTTATAACACCATTCTTACATGTAGATAAATTTGAAATTCTAAAACATGGTTTAGAATGCTGTGAGCAACTTGGATTAGATTTCGATGAAGTATATAAACGCACTAATACAAGTTACAAACCAATGTATATTACATTACCATCAGGTGAAGGTAAATGGTACTCAGATTATTAATCAGCCGCATCAGTAGAACGTATTGAAGCATTTATTAAATTAGATCGCCCAGACCCAGTAGCATATGCTGATTTAGATTTAGGTCCTGTTACATGGGAGATAGCTAAAAAACATGTTGAGGAAGTTTTGGCAGCCCATTCATAAGATACTATATTTAATATATGCGTCAAAAGAAGAAAGAACTTAAGGGACAAGAGTATATTGCCATGAACCAATATAATGAAGTATATTCGGGTATGAAGAATGGAGGTGAGTTTCGATGGTCGTCGGATTGGTATGAAGCTAAACCATTAGAATATTCTAACACAACATTTCTCAGGATGTTTGATTCTAAAGTAGAACTAATTAAAACACAAGATTTTTATTAAAATTATATATATGAAAACAATTTGGTATTTCTCCGCACCCTGGTGTCAACCGTGTTTGGCATTTGGGCCCACAATGGATCAAGTCAATAAGACTATCCCAGTAAAAAAAGTTAATATAGACTATGAACCAGATGCTCCTGGAAAGTATGGTGTGACAAGTATTCCAACTATTATATTAGTTGAAAACGATCAACCAGTGAAACGTCACACAGGTGTTATGTCTTACAATGATGTTTTAAAATGGGCAAATGGATAAGATTATGGGAAGATATGTTTCAACAAAAACATTTGATAACTACTCTGTAGCCATCAGGCAATGGAGAGCACAACATTCACATTGTCAGTTATTACATGGTTATGGAATTTATTTTAAAGTATGGTTCGCATCTAATGAACCATTAGAAGAAAATCAACTAGATGATATGAATTGGATTGTTGATTTTGGTGGATTTAAAGAACCACCTCGTGGTAATGGTCTTAAAGCATGGATGGATTATATGTTTGATCATACTTTATTAATTGAAAAAGACGATCCATATCTAGATTTTTTCCAATCAGCTGCTATGGAAGGATTATGTTCATTGCGAGTGATGGATAAAATGGGATGTGAGTCTTTAGCTAAGTTAGTTTATGATAAATTCAATGAAGTTTTATCTAAAACAGATGCTGCTAGATGTAAAGTAATCAAAGTTGAATGCTTTGAACATGGTAAAAATAGTGCAATTTACGAAGAAAATTAAAAATAAAATATATGGCAGATTTTAGCAAACAATGGTGTGAAAAAAATGATCCTGAAATGCCTCATGATTTCGACATTCTAGAAGAAGCAGATAACCTTAAACCAGGTCATTACGTTTCTATAATTTGTGAAGGATATGGGTTTGTAGCAATTGCTAAAGATAATACAGATAGAATATTGTTAGCATTTGTAGACTCAGATGAGCATGATGAGATTCATTGGGTACCATATAATGAAGTAGTAAAATAAAATTAAAATATATGAAAACAATTTTCAAAAATGGAACTTACGAGCGAGTAAGTAAGTTTAAGTAAAAATACTATCCTTCATATATTTATTATAAATATATTATATGAAACATTATGTTTATAGAACGATTAATTTAATCACTAATAGAGAATATATAGGAGCTAGAAGTCACCCTAATCCTGAAGTTGATTCTTACTTAGGAAGTGGAGTTGAAATTGTAAAAGATATAAAAATATTAGGGATTAATTCTTTTAAAAAAGAAATATTACAAGTTTTTTCATCTCGAGATGAAGCTGAGTTATTTGAGACCCAACTAGTTAGTAAAGAATATTTAGAAAATACATTTACATATAACATAGCATTATATGGTAAAAATACTAAATCATTTAAGAGAGTAAAAGATAAGGTATGGAAAGAATATGATGCTATAAGGGATAAATATAAAAGTGGATTATCATGTAATATTATATCTAAAAAATATAATTGTAGTCCCTCAACTATAAAAAATATTGTTAAAGATATTATTAGAACACCAAAAGAAGCAGTATCCTTAGCTTTAAAAAATAGTAAATCTAATCATAGAAACAAAAAAAAATATTGATGAAATCAAAAATAATATCGAAGAAATTGAAAAAAATATTATTATGTATAATAATATTATTATTAAGTATCAAAATAGAATAAATGAATTAACAGCGCTTGTTCAAAAGCAAATAACAAATCTT